ATTCAAACTCTTGGACAAGAGTCTTTAATAACAAGAGCTAGAAATACTTTAGTTGCTAATTTTTTAGATAATGAAAAGTTTACACATTTATTATTTATAGATGCAGATATAGGATTTAGTCCAGATAATCTTAAAAGATACTTTGAATATGACAAAGATGTAATCTGTGCTCCGTATCCAATGAAATTAATTAGTTGGAATATGATGCCAGAGTTAATTAAGAACGAAAAAGATTATCAAAACTTATGTCATCCATATGTTTTAAATTTTGCAAACAAGGGTGAAATAAATATACATAAAGGTTTTGCTGAAGTATTAGATGCAGCAACAGGTTTCATGTTAATTAAAAGAGAGTGTTTAATTAAAATGAAAGAAGCATACGAAGATTTAAAATATGTTTCAGATCAAATATTAAATGGTAAAGAATTTAATTCAGAAAATACTTATTTGTTTTTTGACACTATGAAGGATGACGATGGAAGATACTTATCAGAAGACTACGCTTTCTCAAGAAGATGGCAAAAAATCGGAGGAAGAATCTATGCAGATATTGGATCAAACCTTTCACATATTGGACAGTATAGATTCACTGGTAAGCTATGGAAACACTTCAACATCGAACAAAAGTAAAAACGTAGTAGTTCCCGTTAAGGGTTTAAGTTTTAAAATTACAAAAGGATAATATGGCAGACGCAGTGGTAAAACCAATTAAAATGGCTATTATTAAAAATCCTACTAAGGGATACATAAGAACACCATCCCCAGAAGAAATTAAAAAATACGAAGAACGTGAAGAACGATTAAAAAAAGAAGGTAAGAAATAATGGCTGATGATGCAACTATAACTTTAAAAGCAACTTTACTACCCGATGAAATAGCTAAAGTTATAAATGGTTCAATGATTGTAACACCAGATGATGCTAATGATAAATGGTATTATAAACTTACAAGTGTAACAACAACAAGTGCAGATTTAATTGCAGGTAATTTTATTGACTACACAGCTGTAGATCAAGACACTGCTCCAACAGCGGTAGCTACGTCAGATAAAGTAAAATTTTTGTTTGTTAAAAATACAAGCACTGCTGATGGAATAGTTATTTCAATAGATGCAGGAACAGCAGCTTTTAATTTAGAAGATGGTATTTTTGTAGGACCAGGACAATCTTGGTTTTGCAGATTGCCAAACACAACAGTAGCAAACATACACGCAATAAGTTCTGACATAGGTGATGCTGGAGATGCAAGTGCAAATGTAATCGTGGCAGCACTAATAGATGATGTGGGGTAATTATGGCAACAATGACTTTTTCTACTCTAACACAAGATTTAAAAGATTGGATGGAAAATGATGGTACAGAATTTGGAAATGAAACTACAAATTTTATATCTTTAGCAGAACAAAGAATATCTAGAGATGTAGACCCTTATGCTTTTCATGAAGCAGTAAATTCTACGTTTAACGTAGGAGACAGATTTGTTAGTAAACCAACAGATGCAAAAGTTATATTTCATTTTTTACTGATTAATTCCAGTTCACAAAGAGTATTCTTAGAAAAAAGGACAGATGAGTTTATCTATGATTATTGGAAAAACTCAGCAACTACTGGAACACCTAAGTATTGGTCTAATTATAGTGATACTGCAATTTTAGTTGCACCGACTCCAAGTGCTGCACTTAGAATAGAAATGACATATTCTAGAAGACTTGCAGAACTTTCTAGCACTAATACTACAAACTGGTTGACAGAAAACGCACAAGATTTACTCTTGTATGGTTGTCTTATGGAAGCGTCTACTTTTACAAAAAGTAGAGAAGACTATGTAATATATCCTGACAGATATAAACAAGCTGTTGAGTCTATAAACAATCAAGCAAGAAGAAGAAGAAGAGATGACTTCACTGCTCCCGCAAATGTAATGGGAGAAAATTATTTAAAAGAAATGGGAACATAGGAGATCACAATGTCAATAACACAAACTTTAACTAATGTATTTAAACAAGATTGTCTTGATGGAGCACAAAACTTAGGAACTAGTGGTGACACTATAAAAATAGCTTTGTACACTTCAAGTGCTACTTTAAATGCAACAACAACTGCGTACACAACTTCNAATGANGTNTCTGGAACTGGTTANACAGCAGGNGGAACNACACTTTCAAGNCAATCAGTAACATTAGATACAACAAANGGAGTTGCNTTTTTNGATGCAGCAGACCCAAGTTTTACNTCTGCTACTATAACTGCAAGAGGAGCTTTAATTTATAACAATAGCAAATCAAATGCAGCAATAGCAGTTTTAGATTTTGGTTCTGACTTTTCATCATCTAACGGAACCTTTCAAGTTCAGTTTCCAACAGCAGCACACAACACAGCGTTAATTAGGATTAGCTAATGGCTTCGGGCACTGGTGGATGGAACGCAGGTGCGTATGGTGATGACGGGTGGAATGATGGTATCGTTCTATCTGAAACTGGAATTGCAGCGACACTTGCATTAGGAAGCGAAACAGCATCTGGTAGTGCATTAATAAATCAAGTCGGATACGACAATCTAAGAATAAGTTTAGCAGATTTATCTGCAAATATAACTGGTACAGCTACTGTTAATACCATATCGGGTATAGCAGGAACAAGCTCTACTGGTACAGTAAAATTATGGTCTCTTATAGATACCACAGATGGAGGAGACGAAACATGGACAACAGGAGTGGCAAATTAAATGGCTAATGCTTACACACAATTAGGATTTGTAAAACAGGCAGATGGTGAAAATATTGGAACTTGGGGTGATGTACTCAACGAACAACTAATAGATTTACTTGATGATGCAATAGGTGGATATGTAGAAGTTAGTGTAGCATCTGGTAATGTTACTTTGGCTTTTGCTGATGGAACAGCTGATAATAATGGAAGACACGCAGTAATTAAATTTACTGGTTCTCCAGGTGCATCAAGAACTATTACTTTTCCTAACAAACAAAAAACATACTATATAATTAATGGCTCAGATGATTCAGTTGTATGTACGTCTGGAACTGGAGCACAAACAGTTACTTTATTAACTGGACAAAAAGATATCATTTATGTTGATGGCAGTGATGAAGTTCACAGTATTTTACAAGAAGGTGCAGTAAGTGAAAAACTTATTTCATCTCAAACTGCAATATCATCTGGTATTGATACTTCAAACGATCAACTATTATTAAGAGACAACAGTGCAACTGCATTAAAAAAAGTTTCTATTGCAAGTATTTTTAGTAGTGTTGGTGGTTTAACAGATTTATCTGGTGACTCTAGTCCACAACTAGGTGGCAATCTTGATATGAATGGTAACGATATAGTTACCACATCAAATGCAAACATTGATTTATTACCTAATGGAACTGGTGCAGTTATCATGGATGGTAACGGTAGCTCTGGTGGTGTCTCTGTAACTGACGGATTAATAGATATTAGAACAGGAACAGGTAATGTTGCAAAAGTAAAATTTTATTGTGAGTCATCTAATGCTCACGCACAAACACTTCAAGCACAACCACACTCAGCTTCAAGTAGTGCTGTATTAGTATTACCTGTAGCTTCAGGTACACTTGTTGGTAGTGGCGACAGTGGCACTGTATCAAATACAATGTTAGCAGGAAGTATTGCTGACAGTAAATTATCTACAATATCTACAGCAGGTAAAGTAGACATAGGTGCTTTAGAAATAGATGGAGCAACAGACATAGGTGCAGACTTAGCTGACGCTGACCTTTTTATAGTAGATGATGGTGGTGGCGGAACAGAAAGAAAGATGGCTGCATCAAGAATATTAACTTATGTGCAACAAGCAGGAACATTTCCTTTAACAGGTTTAGATATAGATGGCGGCACAGATATTGGTGCTGCATTAGCAGACGCAGATTTAATAATTGTAGACGATGGTGCAGGTGGCACTAATAGAAAAGCTACATTAACAAGACTTAAAACATATTTATCTAGTGCAGGATTCTCACAAGAAGACCCGACAGCATTAGCGATAGCTTTAGGATAATAGGAGGATAAATGGCTAATACTTTTAAATTAGTGACAAAGGCAAACGTAACTAGTGCTGATGTTATTTATACTGTAGCAAGTGGTGCAACAACTGTTGTTCTAGGCGTAATGGTAGGTAATACAACAACTAGTCAAGTTACTGCAACTATTAGTATCGCTTCTACCACAAGTAGTAGAGCAGGTGCTAATAATGAAAACAATCAAACAGTTGAATTAGTAACNAANGCACCNGTGCCNGTNGGCGGNACNNTNGANCTANTGTCNGGAAACAAAGTCGTTATGGAAGCAGGGGATGCCCTTTCTTTAACAGCTTCTGGTTCTTCAGATATAGCAGTATCAATTATGGAGATTACATAAGATGGCTTTTATAGGTACACCTTTAGATACCAGAAATACTTTTCAATCTCTTGTAGGCAAGAGGTTTAGTGGTGATGGAAGTACAACTGCATTTACTTTAGATGTAGCACCTTCTTCAACATTAGACTTAGAGGTTATTTGTTGGTAATGTAAGACAAGACCCTAACTCAGCATACACTTTAAGTGGTACAACATTAACGTTTACTGGTGCTCCTCCTAGCGGCACAAACAATATTTATGTTGTTCATCAAGCAAAAAGTGTAGGGAACTATTAACCCTCCTGCAAATTCTGTCGGAGTAACACAACTTAATTTATCTGATGGGTCTAGTGGTCAATTTATTAAAACTGATGGTTCTGGAACTTTATCATTTGCTAGCGTATCTACTGCATTAGATGATATTGCTACAGGTGATGCCGCTTCTACTTTAGCCACAAGTGCAGGTAACATAACTATAGATGCACAAGGTGGAGACACAGATATTATATTTAAAGGAACAGATGGTTCAAGTGATATAACTGCTTTAACTATCGATATGTCAGATGGTGGTGTACTACAAACTAGAGCAGGAATAGGATTTCCGAACACACAAGTTACAAATAGTGGAGTAAATGTTTTAGATGATTACGAAGAAGGTACTTTTACTCCTACTTGGGCTAGTGATGTATCAGTAAGTGTTGCTTCTGGAAATTATGGACAATATACAAAAATTGGTAACTCAGTCACAGTTCATTTTGGTGCGGTTCTTAGTGCGAGTTCTCCAGCTTATTACCAAATTACTAACGCACCTTTTCAATCAAATATTCCAAGTGGTAATGCTGTAGGAAGTGGTAGAGAATATGGTCATACTGGACATCTGCATCATACTACTATCGCAGATAACTCAACAACAATAACCATGAGAAAATATGATGCTTCAGCAGTAAACAATGCTTATTTACATGGTTCAATAACTTATCCAACTGATTAAAGGAAAATATGCCAATAGAAAATAAATTAAACCACATAAAAATAAATGAGCCTTACAAAATTATTACAATAGCTTGTGATGTTATAACTAAGGATGATGAAGGAGTAATTACTGAAATTAAAAGAGTAAGAGAAACTTTTTGTCCTACGGATGTTATAACAAGTAGACTTAATGCTTTAAGTTTATCTGACGATGACGAAAAAGTAATAACTGATGCTACTTCTAATTGGACAGATGAAATTAAAACGGCTTACACAACTTTTATAGACAACTTGAAATAAGGAGTAACACATGAGTAAAACAACAATACCCACAGGTGGAATTACAGCAGATGCTATTAATGGTACGTTGATAGCTGATGATGCAATTAATTCAGAACATTTTACAGATGGTAGTATTGATACTGCTCACATAGCTGATAACCAAGTGACTGCCGCAAAAGCAACTGGAATAGGTGGTCTTGTTAGAACAGGAGGGTCGTCTTCAACAACTGATGCAAGCACAGTTTCAGTAGACGATGTAATGGGTTCAACTTATAAAACATATAGAGTTATAGGGTCTTTTGAAACAACAACTGATGCTTATCTTGAAATTTTGTATAGAACAGGTGGCAGTAGTGGNTCTGATTACACAGGTAGTAATTATAGAAATACTTGGCATGCTCATTGGAGTTCTAGCGGTGACAGTGGAACAGTAGATAGTGGTGATTGGGCTTCAGCTTCATGGAAACCTATGTCAGCATCAATTAACAGTGATGGTGATGACGATCATAGAGTAATGCTAGATGCGATTGTTTGGCAAGGGCATGCAAACAAACTTTATTGGAAATCAAATGTAGCGAGTTTGAATGGTGATAAAAGTAAAATATACAATTTTGAAAATGCTGGTTGGCTTGTTGGAACAGGAACTTATACAGGATTTACGTTTAAATTTAATTCTGGTAATATAGACTCTCATACTGTGAGTATATACGGAATAGTAGATAGTTAAGGATTAAACATGGCAAGATATCATTTAATAAATGGAGTAAGAGTGCAATTTACTGCGGAAGAAGAAACAGCAAGAGACGCAGAAGAAACAGCATGGTCTAATAAAGCAGTTGAAAGAAAACTTGACAGAGTAAAAGAGGAAAGAGATTCAAGGTTGAAAGCAACAGATTGGATGGCTAATTCTGATTATACAATGCCAGATCACATTAAAACTTGGAGGCAGACACTAAGAGACTTGCCACAAAACAACACAACTGAGTCACAGTATGATACACTACTTGAACTTAACACAGATGGTAGTTTTAAAAATTCAATATGGACACAACCAACGGAGTAAAACATGGCACTAAGTAAAATAGATGTAGCAAATATGGTAACAGGTGCAACTCCTGTGGCTAATGGAGGAACTGGTTTAACGTCT